AAGACTATAGTTACTTTACTAGTTTATATAGACGGTAAGATAATAGAAGTTAAAGGAAAGGCTAAATCTACAGTAGAAGCTACATTTATAGATTTACAAAACGATGAATTACCTTTTAATAAAACATCATTTGCTTCAGCAGTTAAAAAGGCTATTGAAAAGTCTATAAAATAAATGTGAAACAAATATATAAAATGCTATATAATTAAATATAACAAAAACATTAAAAAAACTGTGGACATTTCTGTTCACGGCTACTCACTTAAAAATTTATGGTAATTTAAGTACTAGATTCATTCTCATAAAAGTAAAGTGTTTTAAAACGTGACAACAATTAATTAATAATAACAAAAACAAATTTTAAAAATGAAAAATTTTATTTTAACATTAGCTCTAACAATCCTAGTAGGTTTTGGAGCAAACGCGCAAAATGCAAAAGGTGATTGGTATGTAGGTACTGGTGACGTTGCAAATGTAGCATGGACTGACTGGGCTATTTCCCCAACATTAGGTTACGGTGTAACTGATAAACTTATGGTTGGATTTGGAGTAGCACAAGCTGATTCATCTGAAGACCTTGCTGTTGATATACATGCAAGATATTTTGTTACTGCTGGTGAGCAGGACTTTTTCCTATATGCAGGAATGAGTGAATTTGAAACTGATAACCTTGAATTAGGTATTGGTAAAATGTTTACTTTTCATAAAGATGCATTGTTCGTTGATCCAAAATTGGTTTACCATACTGGAACAAAAACAACTAATCTTACATTAGGATTCGGATTACGATTCTAAATTAATTTACATAAATCATTGAACCCAGGATTCTAGGACCCTGGGTTTTTTGTGCTTAAACAATTGATCATTTAGGTATATAATAATAAATAAGGAATGAACTTTATTTTATAAAAAAACAAAAACACATGGAAACATTTTATTTTACTTTAGGCGTATTATCGGTTCTTATCATCATAGGGATTTTTGGTATGGTTAAGGTTTGGACAAAAATTTCAAAAATTGAATTTAACACAAGTGACATTGAAGATTACATTGGCGATACTGCTGATGATTTATCTGAAGAGTTAGAAAAATTACATTCTCATTATGAAAAGGAAATAAGCAGACTTGATAGTGAGTTCAGAGAAGAATCTGATGAGTTAGGAAAAATGATTGATTCAAGATTTGATAAGTATGACAATCTAATCAATAAAAGATTTGAACAATTAGAAGGCACTATTGCATCTCTCATTGTAAAAAACAATAGGTAAGTAATTACCTTGTGCCTTGGTGTAACTGGCAACACGTCTGGTTTTGGTCCAGAAGAGTAGAGGTTCGATCCCTTTAGGCACAACAAAATATATACTATATGATTATAATTAAAAAGAAGGAAAAGGAGTCTATTGATAGAATGCTTAAAAGATATAAAGCTAAAGCAAAAAGAACCAAGCTTAAATCACAACTTACCAATAGAAAGCATTATACTAAACCATCTGAGATTAAAAGAGCACAAAAACAAAAGGCCATGTATATTCAAAGTCTAAGATCTAATGAAGAAAAAGAATCCTAAAAACTTTCACATTACATATTCTTTTGTTATATTTAAATAAAATAATAAAAATATGGATATAGGATTAGACATTAATGAATTTGAAATGGACAGTAAATCTAATACTGTAATTTTTGATCTTGACGGAACTCTTGCTGATATTGAAGAAAGACGAAAAATTTCAACTAAGGAAGATGGTAAAATGGATTGGGATAAATTCTTTGATCCTTCTAATATTAATTTAGACAAACCTAACTGGCCAGTAATTCAGATGGCTAGAATATTAAAAAACTCTGGTCATAGAATTATAATTTTAAGTGGAAGAAGTAAGGCAACTAAGGAAACAACCAAAGAATGGTTAGAAAAATTCGGTGTCCCTTTTGACATATTGAAAATGAGACCTACTGGTCATCCGTTCAAATGGATGCCTGATGATAAATTAAAACAACAATGGTTAGATACTTTATTTCCAGGCGATAAGAAAAACGATATTGTTTGTGTATTTGATGACAGAGATAAAGTTGTTAAGATGTGGAGAGAAAACGGTTTGGATTGTTTCCAGGTAGCAGAAGGTAATTTTTAAAAATAAACTTATGGGAAATAAACTATACAGAGGTTCCGGGTATATTGGTGGAGTTTGTGAAGGGTTAGGTAATTGGTTAGGCATACCTTCAATTTTATTTAGGATTGCATTTCTATTTTTAATACCTGCGGCATTTTGGATATACGTAATACTGTGGATCTTTTTATCAAAGGAATTATGAAAAACTTTTTAACTAAATTAAAATCAATAGATATATTCTTAGGCTTTGCATTGGCATATTTTTCTTTAATGCTATTTGCCTTATTAACTTAAAAAAAGTATATGATATTTAAATACGACAAAGAAAGACTAATGTATAGTGAACTATGTATAAAGACATGGATTCTTTATCTTTTATCAATTCTATTATTAATTGCTATCATTGGATTTTCTATAGGTAGGAATACCGCAAAGGAGATAATCATTGAAAATTTACAAGAAGGTGAAACACAAGTTTTCATAGCTGAGGTAGATACATTTTCACAGGATAGGTTAGTCTCTATGTTAAAAGATCTTAACGTTGACTACCCACATATAGTTATGGCACAATCCATTTTAGAAACTGGTCATTGGAAAAGTGATATCTTTTTAGAAAATCATAACCTCTTTGGAATGAAACAAGCAAGACGTAGAATTACAACAGCAGAAGGTACATCAAGGAATCATGCATATTACAATCATTGGAGAGAATCGGTGTATGATTATGCTTTTTATCAATGTAGATATTTAAGTAAGTTGGATTCTGAAGAAGAATACTTTGAATATTTAGGGGCAAGTTATGCCGAGGCAAAAAACTATGTTAAGATGCTAAAACAAGTAATCAAGAAAAATGATCTTGAAAAATTATTTAAATAAACTATGATAGCAGTATTCGATAACTTTATAGTAGACCAATCTTTATTAGATGAAATAAAAAATGATGATACCTTTTTCAGTGACCCAGGTATATACAAGTATTGGAAAGGATGGTGGACTAAAGAACCAAATAACACTAAACAAAAATTAGCAAATTACATTTTTAATGAAAACCTTCCGTTAAGAATAGATTTACCATTAGACGGTTTTGAATATTGGACTGGCTTACAGGAAGCTACAGGCAATCATGAAGAAGGTGTAGTTTTTAAAGATAATTTAGAAATGCATTTTGACGATGATGTTGCTTATAGAAAAGAAAACAAAGATTATGATGGTATACCTCTTAAGCCAGTTTTAGGTTGTGTATATTACCCAGAGGGTTTTGAATTTACTGGTGGTGATCTTTTGATTTATACTGATGGTGAAGATAAATCACCAGAGGTAATAAAAACTAAACCTAACCGATTAGTAATATTTAATCCTGGTGATGTCGCACACTGTGTGTCACCAGTAACTGAAGGAAGACGTGGGGCGATTGCGATTAACCTTTGGGCCGAAGAACCATGGTCTGTTGATAAAGGGTATATTATATTGGAATAGAAATTACCTTTCCATTCTAATTGCTATTCTCATTAAGTTACCTAATGCATTACCTAATATTCTTACTTCTCTAGGATTTAACTTTTTAAATAACTTATGATCTTTCATAGCAGGTTCAATATCTTTGTAACTGCGAATAGTGTACTTAGGATCGTCAAGACCTATCTGTAAATCTAAGTCTCGGTATATCTCCATACCTTCATCACCTAAACCGTCGGTTGTTTTTCTACCTTCGGTTACATTTGAAGTTTTCCAATGATCACTATCATTAGCACCACGAGTTGGGTGAACATTATTAAAGCCTTGATATTCTGGAGTACCGAATGCATTGGTTTCTACCCCAGCCATTTCATCCCAGTAATTTTTAAAATCTTTTACTGTACCTTTATAGTGGCGGATTTTACTTAAGTCTTCTCTTTCTTGGTTATTCTCCATTATCTGTTTAATGTTTTTAGTAATTCATCCATGTCAATCGTAAATGCATAACCTGCTCCTTTATAAGTATTATCAACACTTACAGTAATAAACTGTCTATACTTTTTTAATTGATCATTTAACATATCTTCTATATCTTTAGCAATTACGGTTTTAGAAAATCCTGATTTTATTTCTTTATCTAATTCTTTACCGCTTGCTGCCATTGCTACAATATAACCTGACATTGGCATATGTGATAGTCTATATTTAACAGCAGTATCAGCTGTTGCTACCATAAAGTTTTTTTCATTTAAGAATTCTTTAAATTTACCTATCATTACTTACCGAATTTTTGTTTAAGCTTATGGATCTCTGTTTGTACCTTTAAACCTTCAAGATCAATTTTATCCATTTTGATTTTTAGTTCATATAAAGCAATTGCAAAATTATCACCTCTATCTTGAGCAGCTCTATATCTTTGGATATTTTCCTTTTCTCTAGCTTTTAATCTAGCAGCAGCCTCATTAGGTTTAAATTCATAATCAGATGCTTCATTTAAATATTTATTAAATTTAGGTATCATTATACTTTATAGTTTTTAAGAAGGTCTTTTAGTTCTACAATATCAGCAGGGTTTAGCTGTACATAATTTCTGCCGATATTTATTTGCATACATTTTCTACCTAAACCAAAAGATTCAATATCCTTAGGACCAGCGAAGGTAGTTATCTGCGCATTTGCATCACCTTTAATTCCTGCTTGGTTCCATGAACTAATATCGGTTCCTTCATTAAGAGTAGATTCATCCATAGCAGAATAGTTTTCGCATGCTTCATCTATCTTATCATTAATATGTTTCTTTGCTTCTTTAATATATGCTTCTGCTGTATGTTCAGCATTGTCATTTGTTTCGTAACTGTTAGCCTGTTCTGCTACATGGTTTGAGCATTGTTCAACTGGACCAACGATAGCATCCATGTTATATCCAGTCTCAGTGTTGCTAACTCCTCCTAAGGAAAATTGAGCAGCATTATCTGTGGCAAAACCTACAGGGATAAAATCTTCAAATAAAGGTACCTTTTTCATAATGTAGTTATTTTGATTATATATTCATAAAACTAAGTCTTATTTTTGTATATAAAAATAAACAACTTATTATGTCAGAATTTTTTAGAACTAGCATGGGTCGTAAATATTATGAAAGTGATATCCCTAAATTAACAAGTGTCCTTGAAAGAATTGCAAATCAAATGGAATTATCAAATAAGATAGAAGAAAAGAAGTTTCGTTTAGATGAAAAGATAAAGAAGCTTCAAATTAAAGACATTAATGAAAAAGGATAAAGATGTTACCTATAAGCAATTCATAGCTCACATGGATAAAGGTAATAAGGTTTATATGAAAAAACCGAGATCATGGCAAAAGGTTTGGTTTTGGTGGGAGAGTAAAAAAGAAAAGTGGTTTTTAAATAAAGCATTTGATAAAAGAGAAGATGGTATCGTTTCACCTGAGCCTTCTGTATGGATAACTGCAAAACAAATGGAATCCCACATGGACCACATGGTAAGAATGGGATATAAATATTATACAAATGAATAAATTAATCCTAGCATTTTTATTGTTCTTTTTAGGACAGTCGGCAATATGGTTTCAAACAAATGGTCAATTTGTATGGCCTTGGTTTAAAAAGAACCCTTTAACCGTATCAATTTTATTTGGAACCAGTATAAGTTATGTACTAATTTATGGTACTCGGTTTATAGTTGAGTATTATGATGGTCTTTTATGGCCTGGTAGATTTATTGCATTTGGGTCAGGTATTATTTCTTTTACATTTTTAACTTGGTATTTTCTTGGTGAAGGTATTACCACAAAAACAATAGTATCCTTATGCTTGGCGTGTAGCCTTATAGGCATACAGTTATTTTGGAAATGAAAGATCCATATCAATCACTAGGCGTAAACAAAAATGCTACAGAAGCCGAAGTAAAGAAAGCATACAGAAAGTTAGCTAAAGAATATCACCCAGATAAATCATCTGGTAATGAAGAGAGATTTAAAGAAATAGCAGACGCGTATGAAACTCTTAGTGATCCTAAAAAGAAAGCCCAGTATGATCAAAGAGCAAGCAATCCATTTGGAAGTGGGCCATTTGACGATTCATTTTTTGAAGACTTCATAAGGACAGGTGGTTATAATAATCCAGGGTTTGGTGGTGGATTCAGAGGTCATCATGGTTTTAGTACAAGAGGTGGTAACGTAGATTCTAAAATTTACATTACCTTATATGATGCTTATTATGGTTGTGTTAAGGAAATTAGGTTAGGCACACGAACCATTAATGTTGACATTAGACCTGGTGTAAAAAATGGACAGCGAATGAGGCTGAAAGGTTTAGGTCAGCGTGGGATGACAGAAGAACAAAACGGAGATCTTATTTTAACCATTCTAATACAAGATGACCCTAATTTTTATTTGGACAAAAAAGGTTTACATACAATAAGACATATTGATATGTATGAAGCTCTATTAGGAGGTAAAGGAACAATAGATGTTTTTGACAAAAAGATTACTTATACTATTCCTAAGTGTGTAAGGAATGGTACTATGCTAAGAATAAAAGGAAAAGGGTTTCCTTCATACAACAATCCTGACTTGCATGGTGATTTTTATATAAACATATTTGTAGATTTGCCTAAGGCCTTAACTGAGGAGCAAGAAAAATTAATTAAAAAAGTAAAAGACTTAGATGGAAGAGTTTGATAACGATGAATTTATGAGGTCACTATTAGACCAATTAGAAAATACTAGTTGGGATCAATATATGAACCTATGTTATAATACCATAATGATGTTTCCTGACCAGGTACTTCAGTATGATGAAAAAACTGCCAAACATAAAATTAAAAGCTTGGATAGAATTTTACTACATTTTGAAAACAAAGAAGATTTTGAAAAATGCGCAAAGCTTAAAAAGATACAGGACCAAATAAAAAATTGTTAATAACTTTTAGAAAAAAGTCCTAGAAAAATTTTCAATTCCCAATTTTTTTTATTATATTTATAATATAATTAAATAAACGGAATATGACTGAATACACAAACCTTACTTATCTACAATCCTTCTTGGATGAAATGCGTTCTTCCTCTTCAGGAAATCACAAAATTGCAACTCTTAAAAAGTATGCCGATAACTCTGACGAAAATTCTGATAGAGAATTTCTCCAAAAAGTTTTCTTCTATACTTACAATCCTTATTTTAAATATAATGTAACTCCTAAGAATTGCAAAAAGAATTCAGATTTACTAGGTCACCCAAATACATACGGTAGTATCTTTACCTTGTTGGATGATTTAAGAAATAGGGTATGTACCGGTCATACTGCAATTGCAAATGTAAATAGATTCGTCCTAGAGAATAAACAATGGGAAGATATTATTTACTATATGCTAAACCGAGACCTTAATATGGGATGTGGTACTACTTCTATTAATAAGGCAATCCACCCAGATTTAATTCCAACCTTTAAGGTCGCTTTAGCAAATGCATATAATCCTAAGAGAGTGGATTTTCAAAGTGGAGAATGGTACGGATCCAGAAAATTGGATGGTGTAAGATGTATCTGTAGAAAGGAAATGAATACTGTAACATTCTTTTCAAGAAACGGTAAAGAATTTACAACCTTAGGTAATTTAGAAAATGAAATTTCTAAGATAGGTGGAGACTTTATTTTAGATGGAGAAATCTGTATGGTAGATAAAGATGGTAATGAAGACTTCCAAGGAATTATGAAACAAATCAGAAAGAAGGACCATCAAATTGAAAATCCTAAATTCTTTGTATTTGATTTTTTAACCTTAGACGAATTTGATGATAAGGTTGGAACTACACCTCTTACCGAGAGACTTAAGAATGGATATGATATTCTTCCAGAAAACATTAACTCTTCTATGTTAGAATTCTTACCACAAGAACAATTAACTACCGAGGAGCAATTTACTGAAATGGCAAAAGAAGCCGAAGAGGCTGGGTTTGAAGGAATCATGGTTAGAAAGAATATTGGCTATGAAGGTAAAAGAAGCCATAATCTTTTAAAGGTTAAAAAATTCCATGATGCTGAATATACAATCCTAGAATGTATGAACGGTACAATGAGATGGACAGAAAATGGAAAACAAGTTGAAAAAGAAGGTTTAAGTAATATTATTATTGAACATAAAGGTAACCGTGTAAGTGTAGGATCTGGGTTCTCTAAAGAACAGAGAGAACATTACCTTAACAATCATAATGAACTTCTAGGTAAAACTGTAACTGTTCAATATTTTGAAGAAAGCCAAAACCAAAATGGTGGATATTCATTAAGGTTCCCAGTAGTGAAACACATATATGAGAATGGAAGAAATTGTTAATGTATCCATTCCATATCTCACCTGTGGTGAATCAACAGAAATTAACTAATATATATTGTATGGAATTATTTGAAAAGTATAGAAAATGGGGGAAAGACATAACTGTCTTTGACGTTGATGATACTTTGATTGTAACCAAAAGTAAAATTAAAGTTTTTAATCCAAAGACAGGGTATGAGATAGATCTTACGCCACAAGAATTTAATACATTTAAAACCAAGCCTCATGATGAGTTTGATTTTAATGATTTTAGAGATTTAGAAATTCTTAAAGCCGGTAAAATAATTGATTGGGTTTTTAATATACTTAAAAGAACAATCGCAAAAGGTACTGCTGTTGGAATTATCACCGCGAGAGATGACTCAAAGCTTATCTATGATTTTCTAATGCATAACGGTGTAGATGTTAACCCTGATTTTATATTTGCAATTAATGATCCTAATTTAGGATTCACGGGTTCTACTGCACAGAAGAAAAAGGACGCATTTATGAAATTTGTTCAAATGGGATTTAGGAATTTTAAATTCTTTGATGACGATAAAGAAAACATAAGAATTGCAAACAGTCTTAATAAAGATTTACCTGAGGTAAAAATGAAGGCTACTTTAATTAAACAAAAATGGATCCCAAACTTCAGCGACTTCAAATAAAGTTAAAAGCATTCACTAATATTTTATTAAGTATTAGAGATCTTTCAAATTCTTCTACTACTAAGGTTGGTTGCATGGCCTTAAAAAAAGACTTTAGTAAAATAGCAAGCTTTGGGTATAATGGCTCTTATAGTGGAGCTGAAATTAATAATGATACTGGAACTGAAGAAGATTCTTTGACACCAGGACAAAGTGGATTTATTCATGCTGAAGTAAATATGATTGCTAAGTTTCAGGAATATGATCCACAAAATTATATAATACTCTTAACCTTATCACCGTGTAAAATGTGTACTAAGATTCTGGTTAATGCAGGATTTAAACATGTTTATTGGATTCAAGATTATAGAGATACTGCTCACCTTGAAATTTTTAATGAATGTAATGTTACTCACGGTAAAATTTCTAACCTAGTAAATGACTACCACACAATAAAGAGCTGAATATATACAAAAAATAGTATAGCCTCTTGGTCGTTGAAGCATTAACATTTAAACTTTCTTTAGACTTTTTTGTTTACTTAAAAAAGTATAAAATAGCAGTGTCAAAAATTCGCATGAGATTTTTTGATATAGCTGATAATAAATCAACATACACTGATTTTAAAAGTATTAAAGAAATTGAATTATTTTACCAAAATAATTATGTACCTTTTGATCCGTGTTTCGTTGGAGACTTAGTATCCATAGAAGTGTTTATAGGAGCTAGTGATTTATACGGCTTTACAACAGAATACAGATGTGAAGATGTATCAGGTATTTTTAAACTTACCTCAGGTTCTTCCTTTGATATACAACGAAATAAACAAAGAGAGGTACTAACAAATAGGCAAGTAGGTTTTATAAACAAAGCGGTGGAAGATTACCAAGCATTTTGGAATGAGATCAACAGAATATATACAACAGGCATTTATTCACCATGTTATGCAGAGCCAGGCTGGTCAGAAGGAACTTGGTATTTAAATCAATTAAGAATAGCATTTACAGAAAAGGATGATGTTGCAGAATTTCCTTATGATGATGTTAATATTATTCCTGAACCTCCTGAATAAATAAAAAAAGAATAGGTTAAATGGCATTCAATCTAAAAGAATATATCCTCTATAGAAATGAAGTTAAAAGGGAACTTTTTAATGGTGAGGTAGATGAAAATTTTAAGGCAGTAGCAAACCCGTGGGTAGATAATAGAACATACGACACTGGTCATATTGTGTATCACCCTGTAGAAGTAATAGAACCTAGTGGCTCCACTAGTGTAGTATCAGAGACATTAGTTTGGTGGAGAGCAAATACACGAACCACACAAGGTACATTTGTAACAGATGAATGGGATATTATTGGTGGTATTGGAACTGGTGATGTAACTGTAGGTTCAGCTAATGGGTATGGTAAAATAGTTGTTAATTATACAGGAGTTACGCCTTCATTAGGTTCTGCTAATGATTTTGAATTAAATTCTTCGATCGCAAATGATACATTTAGATTAATTGCAGGTGACGGCGTTCAATTACAATATGACAGTACTGTTAATGCAATTAAATTAATTAACTCTTCTGCCGGTGGTGAAATAAACCAAGGGCTAAATATAGGTATAGGCACAGGTGTCCAGAATATATTTGGTGGAATGAGTGGTACTACTTTAACATTCAAAGGACTTAACGCATCTAATACATATACAACATTAGGTGAACCTTTAGCTGTTGCTACAAATATACCTAATCAATCTGTTGTTTATAATTTTGATTCGTCTTTAATTGATTTAGCAACACTTAATAATAATAATACTGATATAAATAGCTTAGGTAATGTTAATGCATCTTCTGCTAGTTCATCTGAGTTTTTACAATATGATGGTCAGAATTGGGTAAATGTAACAGCAGCTGCTGCTGGTTTACTTGGTGCTCAAGGTATAACCGGTAGCCAAGGACTACAAGGTTTACAAGGTAATGATGGTTTTGGTTTACAAGGAACTGTTGGTGCTCAAGGTATATTAGGAACTCAAGGAATCCAAGGAGTACAAGGAAATGATGGCTTTGGATTACAAGGTACACAAGGTGTCCAAGGTGAAGCTTCAACAATAGTAGGTCCTACCGGATCACAAGGTGCACAAGGTGCAGGGTCCCAAGGAACAAACGGTGGAACCGGTTTACAAGGTTTTACAGGAATACAAGGAACTAAAGGTGATGCTGGTGGTTTTGGTGGTGCATCTTTTGATTATCAATTTAATATAACCACCGTTGTAGATGATCCAGGATTTAGTTATGTTGCAGTAAATAATGTAAACCAAAATGTATCTACTATAATGTCAATTAATGACTTTGGTGTTACCGGGAATAACATATCAACATTTTTACAAACAATAGCAACTTCTACAAATCCAATTAAAGGTCATGTTAGAATTACAGCTCAATCTGATGCTAATGAATTTATACTTTGGCAAATAACTGAAGTATATGACAGGCCTTCTACTGGAGGTACATGGTGGGAATTAGAAGTTGTACCTGTTGCATATACTGAAGTTGCACCGTTTACAATGGATGAGGATGTTTTATTATCATTTGTTGTAACTGGTGACCAAGGGCCTGCAGGACCGCAAGGACCGCAAGGTGTACAAGGAACTACTGGTTTACAAGGAGTTATAGGTGTACAAGGAACTCAAGGAACCCAAGGTTTACAAGGAACTCAAGGTTTACAAGGAATTGATGGTTTACAAGGAACTCAAGGTTTACAAGGAACTCAAGGTTTACAAGGTTTACAAGGAACTGATGGTTTACAAGGAACTCAAGGTTTACAAGGAACTGATGGAACA